TTATAAAGAGGGCGTACATCAGGCATCTTTGGATACGGATTGTTTGCCGTAAACTGCCTAAACTCTTTCTTGGGCTTGCCACTCGCATCAACCTCAACATTACCGAAATCATCACGAATATTGTATCTGCGTACTGTCGCCAACACCTCACCATCTACTGATAAATAGTGATGTTCACCGTCATGTGGCGTATTTATATCGTATTTTTTCCTAGTTGATTCGTTTTTAAATGGATTCGTTGCTGGGTAATCATGCTCTATATTCCGAACATTTCTTCGACTTCCATCTAGGTAATCTGAAAAGTATTCCTTGATTTCAGGAAGTTTCATGTTTCTTCCTTCCATCATAATCTTAACAATACCCCCGACTCCTTCACCACCATTAAAGTCCGTTCCTTTAAGAAAATAAGGCCCAGGAGTCATATCAATCTTTAATGATTTGCCAGCTTCCCCTGCCAAAGAACCAATAACAAACTGATTCCCCCGAACTTCCCCATGTGGATATGTTTCTTTTAATATCTCGATTTGTACAGATGCTGGTACTTTTTTACTTATTTCTTCGACCAAATCTATAGCTGACATACTAGATTTAGTATTGTCAAAACTTAAAACACGCATTATATTCTCCTTATAGTAACCTCAATACTTTAGGAGGAGATTAGCCTCTCCTCCTTTTTTTATTTCCAACAGGTGTTTTGAAATTCACACCATTTACACAAATGATACTCCCTAGTATGCGAAATTCTTGGTAGAATTTCAGAAGATTTAGTTGCTGTCAAGATTTGAACACCCCGATCACTTATTTTCTGAGCCAAAGACTTATCAAATGGCACGAGTTCAAAGTGTATTTCACTTGTATTCTTATTCACGACTGTAAACAATGCCGGGTTTTCTGTTAAATCCATATACGCTTGGTATACTGCAATTTGTGCTGCATAAACTTTATTAGCTTGAGCTACGCCAACCCGAACAAATTCCTTAAACTTCCTGTCATTAGCTGACTTACATTCCCAAAGCATAGGATATGGAATTTTTAAAGGCCCTCCACACAAAACACCGTCAATATGACCTCTTATCTGTCCATCTGCTATTTTAAAACCAAATTGTTCGCCTTTCTTGTCCTCTGTGCGTAAGTCGAACCCTGCTGACTTTATCCATCCTGCCGCCTGATATTCTATGTTATGTCCGAACTCAAATATTCTTAATGTCTTAGCAGTAAACTCTTTCTCCTTGTCTGGTTCTACACCCATGAAGCGGTATTGTATTTTTCGAACACAATCATCACCTAGAGAGGAACCCCCAATGTATTTCCTTGTTGGCTTTTTCTTATTGTTTTCAACAATAGCGGTATCAATAACTTCGTGAAACTGTTCTACAATATCAGAACGGAATACCTCTTGACGGAGGCCAGTGACCTCCTGACCACTTAACGTGTTCAAGTTCAAGATTTTCGATGTCTTTGTGACCATAAGTTATGCTCCTCGCCTCTTGTACAATAAATATTAATGCTCTCATCTGTTCTTCAGTTAATTCTGATAACTTCGTATCCCAACCTACATTTTTACAAAAGTTCGCAAATGCAGGTATAGGTTCTATAACTCCGCTGTCTATTTTTGGATTAAATGTCATATTCCACACATTCCGTCACATTCCCCAAGAAATGAAAGTTGCCCTTTATCTTCGGAATTATTAAAATTAACTTCATCTAACGGTAAACATGATCTGTGCACATATTGTTTCACATCATTTCTCCCTTTATTTCTTATTTTTTTATCAAAACTAACTGCATCTTCAAATGATTTAGGATCGTTAATTTTCATATCTCTCCACAATTCATCATTGTGAAAAGGACACATGATACAAGCAGATTTGGCTAACACCCTACCTGGATAATGCACAGAGAACCATTCTAAACAATTATGTCTACGCATTTGCTTTTCTATTAAAGGAAACCTATTATAAGTTATTCTCTCTCTGCTCTCTTTCATTCTTTGCATCTCATCCCAACTAATACCTATCCACGTTTCAGATATTTGGTCTTTTGATTTTTCTCTTGGCTTTAAACCGAGCAATTCTCTGGTTTTTCTATGTATAGGTAAAATTTTATAATCATAAGTACATTGTCTTCTTCCCATACCTTTATCAGTAAAAAAAGGAACGGATGAATACATTTTAGAATTATTTTCACTCATTCTAGGCGTAACGCCATTCAAACAATCTTCTTTTATATTACCTCCAGTAACTCTATAAACAGGAAAAGGTAATTGTTTTTCTAACCAATCTAAATGTTCATAAACACCCTCTGGTTCATACATAGTGTCTGAAAATACAGCACAATCTGGCATAGGTGTTAATTCACCTTTAGCAGCCATGAGAGCCATAACAGTAGATTGTACCCCTGCTCCAAGACTAATAATTCTTACATCAGGATTTGAATGTGGTTCACTTAATTTCAATGATATGTCTCCCCAAAACCTTCTTGTTGATAGTGCGTCATAAATTCCGAATTACCTATCGCATACACTTTTTTCTGGTCTTTATGATGAATACGAACTTCACCAAACAAAAAACGGCAATCGTGTTCATCTTCTTCTTTTTCAATAATAGAATATACTGCTTCTCTTAATTCAGCTTGAACATCTACATTATTTATTCTTGTTATCGCTTTAATACTGATATCATATATCTCGTCATCTGTATTTCCTGGTAACATACGCATATCAATATGTATCTCAACCCTTTCCATCTGATTCTCCTAAGAGAGCACCATATCCACATATATCTATAGCACTATCCTCATGTTTAGGACTGTGGATAAGACGGCCTAATTTAACTGCTATCATACATTGATATACTTGATCTGCCGTTATTTCTTTTTGCAATATAACAGACCATAATCTAGCTATATTACTATGATTTTCATAAGCTTCACCATAATCTTTGTGACGATCACCATTAATTTTACTTTTTGCTTTTTTCAAAACTTCATTACGCTGCATTATCATATCCATTTGTTACAACAATATTATCAATAGCCTGATTATTCCAATAGTAATTTAACCAACAAGCAGCTTTATATTTATCCCAAGAGAAATCAAATTGATTTATTTTAACCCCATGCCTAGCTAAATGATCTTTTTGCTTATCTGATACTAATTCATTTAACCAACGCTTACTCTTATTTGCTCCATTTGAAGTTTCAATATGTCTCAAGAAATCATCCGCAGATGCAATAGCTTGTACTTTCGTACCGATAGCAACTGTTTTTGGTTTACCATTCTTCTTTTTAACCATAGCAATAGAATTTTCGCCAACTGTAGCAATAAGACCAAAACCATTAAATCCAGAAGCCATGAGCATTTTTCCATTGCCCATCATATCTATCCAACGAAAAGGAGAACTGTCGAATACATCAATTTCTGTCATCACAAATCGTGACATTTCAGCGTTTTCACCTTTATTATTTTCAAAAACATGACCACAAACAGGGCACTCTTTTACATTCATTGGCACAGTTGAGTCGCAATCTGGACATACCTTTGTAGGAGCCTCGCCCCCTGTCTCTTTATCCTTGCCATCTAAATCAACTGATTCGTCAATAGAACCATGCGTGAGTAAACTGTAACCAAAGTCAAGAACGACACAATCTTTCTTCACAATACCTGGGTATAACTCTGGGTCTATTGTTCGTAATCCACGACCAATCATTTGTACCATTGTTGATTTATATGAACATGGCCTCATAAGCACGATACAAGACACTGGAGGGGCATCAAATCCTTCGGTAAGCACTGCTACATTCACAACGACTTGTACATCTCCATGCTCTAAATCTTCGAGTATTTGCCGTCTTTCTTCTTTGGGGGTATCTCCTGTTACTATTTCTGCAAGAATACCCTCTTCTATAAACTCTTTATGTACATCCTCTGCGTGTGCAATAGTCGAACAAAATATAACTGTCTTTCTATCTGATGCTTTTTCTTTCCATTCTTCTACAACTCTTTGGTTGATAACTCTCTTGTTCATAATTTCTTCAACCTGACTCATATCAAAGTCATCAGCAGTCTTACGAACATAACTCAACTCATCTTGAACACCGACATCAATTACAAATGTTTTTGGTGGCACAAGAAATCCCTCACGAATAAGTGTAGCTACCTCAATCTGGTGGCAACAGTTGTCAAAAACATCTCTTAAACCTTTTCCATCACCTCTGTTAGGTGTAGCCGTGAAACCTACAATCTCTGCTTTTTCGTTGTCGGTTCTGACTTTATCAATAACTTTCTTGTAAGTTCTGGCTGCAGAATGATGGCTCTCATCAATGACAAGCATATCAAACGGCTTCATTTTATTTAAGTTATTTTCTCTTGATAATGTCTGAACCATACTGAACACCACATTACCTGTAAAATCTTTTGTTGTTCCATCTACCACAGAAGTAGATATAGATGGATTTACGTTGTTAAACTTTATACTATTTTGAGAAACAAGTTCATCTCTATGTTGCAATACCAACACATTCTTATTTTTCTTGTATCTTTCTCCAATCAATGCAGACAACATAATTGTTTTTCCAGCTCCAGTTGGAGCAACAACAATCGTATTAGAATGTTTGTCTAATGCTTTACTCGCTGAATTTATTGCGACCTCTTGGTAGGGTCTTAAAATCATAATAACCTCTTGTATTTATGGTGGGGGGTTCAACGGCCCACTCCCCCCTGTAGTGGTATGCAACTAGAGTCTATGGAGACTTGCCGTTGCTATTACTTTGCCCATGATGGTACATTCCCTTGAGGAGCTTGTCCACCACCCTGACTAATAGGGGATGGATTTGCAGAAGGTGTAGTAGAACCTCCAACGCTATTCCCTATGTAATCGGCATCTTTTGGTGTTAAAGAAGTCATTAATTTATTGGAGTCTTCATAGCCATTCGTACCTTTCTTGATACCAATTTTCATGCAGAACTCTTTACCGTTAATGTCTTCAATACCATTAAGACTTCTTAACCCTTGAGCATTTTCAGTTTGATCTGATGGATCAAGACCATGAATACTATCAATCATTGCTCTCAATGTGCTCATACCAATCTCATATGCTACAGGCTTATTTGTGTTGGGATTAACTTTGTCACCATCAACGAACAGACGATCCCATACTTTTCGTTTATCGAACTTACCACCAACAATGGTAAATTCTAATTCAACCCACTTCGCTTTAGTAGATGCAGAATAATGAAATGATTGTGTTTTACCAAACATTTCCATGACATACATACCGGGTTTAATAGTTATAATTGCCCTAGCCACAGTTCCCGCAGGAATTAAGCTAAAGTCATTAGTAGGACCAGAACTGGCCTCAAATTCATTCAAATTAAGCGTCATTAGAAACTCCTTCTTTCGCTTGTTGAGATTTAGGGTCAACGAAATCAAGCGGTCTTTCCGATTGTGGAATACCACCACTCATCTTCGTTAACAGTTTAC